GATGCAACTGCTGGTATTGCAACTGGAACATTGACTGTATCTAGAGTAGGTTTAGGATATACCCCAGCTGGTGGAACATCAGATGGCACTGGAACTACAGTTGCGGGAGTTGCTTTAACAACAGTCACTGGTAGTGGTAGAGATGCTAAAGCATCAGTTCTCTATAAAGAGGGATCAGTGGTTTCTGCTACAATTAGTGACGGTGGTGCAGGTTACTCAGTGGGTGATGTTTTAGGAATATCAACAGATTTGGGTATTAACGCAAGATTGACAGTTGCATCTATTGGTAGTACAAGTGAATTAGTTCTCGATAATGTTCAGGGAGAGTTTGCAGTGGGTTCTGGAAACTTATTGTTTGCAGGTGCTGTGGCAGGTGTTACAAGTGCAATAACTGGTGCTGGAGGAAATACAGGTGCTTCAATTCCAACAAGTGGTATAACAACTGTGAGTGATGGTCTTCATATTCTTGTTAATCACAAAAACCACGGTATGCATCATCAAACAAATAGGGTCACTATTTCTGATGTTGAGAGTGATATTACACCTCAAAAACTCACAGTCGCATACGCTAACAACTCAACTGCTGCAATAACGGTTGATAGTGTTGGTATATTTACTTCATTTGAAAATGTGGCAGTTGCTGCGACAAATCCGGGATATATTAAGATTAAAGATGAAATTATAAAATACACTGGAACCTCTGGTAACACATTGACAGGAATTACAAGACAACAAGATTCTACATTAGCAAAAAATTATATAATTGGTGATTTAGTATCTAAGTATGAGTTAGGTGGTGTCTCTCTTCGTAGAATTAACTTAACACATAATTTAGGAGATGTGACCGATTCAAATCCAATCACTTTAGATTCCTATAAGATAAAACTTGATATGGGTTCAAATGGAATTGGTAGAACATCAACCACAGCTGCTAGTTTCCCTCCTCGTTTATTCAATGATAAGTCTAAATCCACTGGTGGTTTGGATATAAGATCAACACAAAATATGCCATTTGAAATTATAACTCCAATTGTGCAGAATACAACTGTTCCCGGAACAAATTTAAGTGCTCAAATAAAAACAGTAAGTGGAACAAGTATAAATGATGGATCAGGAACAGGATCTGATATACCGTTTACAGTTCAAGAAGTTGAAGATGTGGCATTAAATGCAGTAAATTACTTGGATTCTCCAAGAATTATTGCGTCAAGGGTGAATGAAACAAATAATGCTACTATAACAGTCCTTCCGGGTGATAGATCTTTCAATATGACTTTGAATTTAGGATCCTCTGATTCTCGTGTTTCACCAATAATTGATACTGAAAGAATTAGTGCTATTTTGACATCTAACAGAATTGACAAACTAATAAGTGATTTTACAACTGATAATCGTGTAGATACGCTAGAGGATGATCCTTCAGGTGCTCAATATGTTTCAAAAGAAAATGTATTAGAAACATCAGCAACATCTATTAAAATTATTTTAGATGCACATGTTAATGAGTACAATGATATTAGAGCATTTTACGCCATTGCAGAGAATCCCGGAACTGAACCAATATTTGTTCCATTTCCCGGATTTAATAATTTGAATGAAAGAGATCAGATTATCTCCGTAGAGAAAAGTGATGGTAAAACAGATACGTTTGTTCCACCATCACCAGTGAGAGGATTCCATCCTGATAATTTACAGTACAAAGAGTTAGTATTTACAGCGAATGATCTTCAAGCATTTAGATCATTTAGAATTAAATTTGTTATGACTTCAACTAATCAGGCTTATGTTCCTAGAATCACTAATCTAAAGGTGATTGCTCTAGCATAATGGATTACATCAAAGTAAAAAATCATGATAATTTAATTAGAGATTCAAAATCTAATTTTATTGTAAACACAAACAAATCTGAATATGATGAGTACATCGCTCGTCGCAAACTTAAACAGAGTGAAAAACAAAAAGTTGAAAATATTGAAAGAGATATATCAACTCTTAGAAATGAAATTACTGAAATTAAAGACATGTTAAGGAGTCTGGTTAATGGCAACTAAAAAAATTACTTTTGATCCAGAAGCAGGAGTTGCATATCCATGCGATTTAATAATGAATGTTGGTGCTGATTTTAGTGCAACTTTCAATGTTGTTGATACATCAAACACTGGATTTAATTTTTCAACCACTAACTCTGTGGGTGTTGGCACTACAACTGGTTGGACAGGATCGTCTCAAATGACAAAAAGCACAGCGATTGGATCAACTGCTTTTCCTGCAGCTACATTTACAGTTGGCATAGACACAACCGCATCTAGTGGATATGGATTAACAATATCTCTAGGATCAACAGATACTAGAAGCGTGAAAGCGGGTCGATATGTATATGATATTTTAGTTGGTTCTGGTGCGACAGTGTATCGAATTGTTGATGGAAATATTCAAGTGCGTGGTGGTGTATCTTCTGCACCCTAAATATTGACAGAGGTATAGTATAAATGGCTCAACCATCAAGTAGATCAACATTAATAGATTACTGTAAAAGGCAACTGGGTGCTCCACTGCTTGAGATAAATATTGCCGATGAACAGACTGAAGACTTACTTGATGATGCGATTCAATATTTTCAAGAAAGACATTTTAATGGTGTTATACAAACATTTTTAAAGTATAAAGTAAGACAAGTAGATATTGATAGAGCAA